ATTAGATTTAACATCTCCAGCTTTAACACCACTTTTTGCAGCATATTCTGCCATAAGAAGTAAATCATCTGCTTCAGCAACACCAGACGCAATTAATTCATCCATACGGTTAAAGAAAGCGGCACTCATACCTTTAGGAAATATATGGTGTTCTTCGAGATAAGTTCCAACCATTTTACGTCTAACTTGTTCAAGTTTTTTAGCTTTTTTACTGTTAGATGTTTTATACCACAAGGGGTCGTCACTATCAGGTATAAGTACGTTTGATTGACGCCGGCTTAACATTTCTTCAGCATCACCAATTTTATCTCTAATGTCATCTAAAATTTTTTTGTCAGAACCTTGTTCAGCAGCTACAGAAAGTTCTTCTCTTAAAGAAATTAATTTGTTTTGGTATTTTTGTACTTCTGAAGAACGTTTAGTAAAAACTTTTTGTTGAGCAGTTGAAACAATATCTTGCCCTGTTTTTCTACCAGTAACTCTAAGAATGTCTGGATCTGTTGCAGTAATTTTACCAAGCATTGGCATTAGTGCCATACTACCTGCGTTTGCGGTAAGTTTAATGTCACCAGGACCGGGTAAAACAAGACCAGTTATACCAGCACCTAAACCTGCAATAGGCTCAGGTGCACCGATAGATTCAAGAAAAGACGCAGTACGTTCCATCGTTTCTGCTTCAAACCTTTCTTGACCAGTAGCATACCTTTGTATTGTTTGAACAGGAGTTTCCAGTAACGTCGTCGGTGGCCTGTCAACTGGAAGACTTTGAAGCCTTTCAACATCTTGCTTAACAGAACGTCTAAAATCTGTTAAAGCTTGTGGTACATAACGTACAGCACCACGAACAAAATTTAACGCATTTGAAGCTGCTTCTTGTAAAGCTTCTAGTGGATTAATTGGCGTTGTAAAGTCTAATCCTAGCGGATTGTCTTCATCATACATTTAAGTAATATACTCCATAATAAGTTTTTCACGGAGTCTATTAACTCCAAATTTGTCTCTCATCCAAGAGAGTACGGGTGTACTTCCTTTGTCCTGATTACAACTGGTACAAGCACATACGACATTCGTTGCGATGTCTTCACCGCCACGAGAGCGAGGATGGACATGATCGATAGATAACTGAGATAAATCATAAGTCTTTCCGCAATAGATGCAAGTGTGGTCGAAATGTTCCTTAATGCTGCGCCTCCACAGGCGCTTAGCTTCTGGAGAGGTCATAACGATTAAGTTGTAGAGGTAGTCGTCAGGGGTAGGAAGTAGAGGAGTCATGCGCGGCTTTTTCGTGCTCGGTTTTTAGATGCTGCTTCGAGGAATGTTTTACCATTCTTTCTGTGGGATACATCTTTACCATCACCGTTACCGTAAGTGCCACGTTTACGATTCTCCTTGTTTAGTTCAGTACGTTTTTTAATCTGTAGTTTAGATGCGTCGTACTTTTTCTGATACGATTTGTAGTTACCGTTGGCGTATTTAGCGCCACTGAATTTAGACTTTCGGGCCATGGAGTCTCCGCTGGACAAGTTCAGGGTCAACAGTAGGCATTACTGCTGCAAGTTTATCAAGGGGGCTGCCTTCAAAGGCGACCCCACTGATGTCATTAGTCTTTAGCCAATCACAAGCGGCTTTTAGATCCGCAGTAGAAGCTTCGCCAGACTTAATCCTAGCCAAAAATTCTTTTGTGACGAGGTTGTGAAGTTCATTAAATTGGTCTTCAGTCGCTTTCTTTTTGGGCATCTTCAGTCACCTTAGGTTTCCTGGGTGATTTAATTTCATAACGTTGCTCACCAGGCTCGTTATACAAACGACCCAAAGCTTTTTCAGCTTCAGCTTTTTTAGGATAGGTGCTAAGCACTTTACCTGAATATGTATCTACAAGTTGATAAGCCATAATTAAGAGTTTTTAAGTAGCATTTGGTCAAGTTTGTTTTCAATACGGATCATGTGCGATTCCATTTTACTTACGGCTTCACTAAATTGTTCCTGGGGAACATAATTAGTTGCAACACGAAGTTCAAATGCGTCAACACGACGATCTAATTCAGTTATTCTGTTGTGTAGTCGATTTGTAATAGCAGCACCGCCAGCAATTACTGCTACAAGTGCTGAGACACCAGCTTCAATCATTTATCAAAGATACAATAGGTACGATGTCGTGGCATAACACCTCTACTCGACTACCGGGTCGAAATGTGAAGCCAGCTTTCATTATCTCAGTGCACTTCAATGCTCGGACAAGTTCGTAGTCCAGTCGCATCTTTTGTTCATGCCGTCGTGCAATTTGTTTACAAGTTTCTACCATACCACCATCTAGCGGTACAGAAAATCCAACCTGCACTCCAAAATTACTATTACGTTGGTAACTATCGGTATGAACATCACCACCCATATAAAATGGTTGGAATGTCATAGTAGTCCCGTTACATGAGTTACCATTTACAAAATATTGGCGGCTTGGTGCACCATTGTTTTGGAATTGTACAGCTTGGTTAGTAACGTTACCCGTAGCAGCAGCTACAGGTGAAGCACTGTTCTGTACCGTAGGCTCCTTTGCGTAAGCTGGACTTACTGCGAGAAGACTGACAAGGAAGTAGTAGTAGAGACTTGTTGGATTGTTTCGGTTACGTCGATTGTCTCGATTACACCGGCTGCTCGCTCTACAATCTCCAGTTGAAACTGTTCCCCAGAATTTGTTACTGAGAAAGTTGTTGATGCATCTTCGATTGAACCACTGGGTGTTACGTTGGTTCCAGACCATGATTTATAATCTCCACCGTACACTTCAGTAGCAATCGTACGGTTAATATCGATTGTGGTTGTAGTAGTAGATTGCATACTACCTTGTGTAAAATTAGGCGTGACGGATTGAGCCGACACAGGTGCTGCCAACAGCATCAGCAAGATTAGTCTTTTCATTTATTTTTTTCACGAGTGATTGAAAAAGTTGCTAAAGTACCACTAAGAATGGAAGCCACATATGTTGGATCCATTTTTGGCATCCATCCTGCATAAGATGCAGTCAAGAGTCCAGCGGACCAGCAGAGGACGACGAATTTGATAAATCCGGCTTTCCTTTCGTTATCTTGTTCCATGACTGCTTAAATACAGGTTTAAATAAATTAACTAAGTGTTTAAACAGTGAAGTAGCAGTTAGGGTGGCAGCAACTGAAACAAAAGCTGTTGTAGCTGCTGTAACCAAAACTTCACCACTTGGTACTGGTAATTCAACATCAGTACCAGGTATTTCAAATGTTTGTACCTCAGGGATTTGAGACATTGGTGGTGGAGTTGGGGTTGGTATAGCGGCTGGTTTAGGTTGGGCTTGTTCGGATTGTTCCCGTGCTGGTTTAGCTTCAATACCTGGAGGTGGTCTAAGGTCGCTAGGAGGCACCACAAGGGGCGTATAAGAGGGCAAATCAGCCCGTGGTACCTCCAGTACCGGAACAGGTAATTGAAGCGGCTCAGGGAGCGTTATAGACGGGAATACCGGTGGTTCTCCCAAGTCCATTATTTACCTGGAAAAAGACCGTTACGAATAAACTCGACAGCTTTATCGTCGATGTCGTTATCGGTAGATTCAGCAAGTTTTTCCAGCATCTCAACAATCAACGCTTTAACGCGATCAGATTGCAGAAATTGAAAAAGAATAGGACGAATAAGGGTGATCATGATTCAAAAAGGTTTTCAGGTTTAGGTTCAACCGACCATCTACGTCGGAATCGACCATTACTAAGTTCAGGTACTTGCTCTACAAGTATTTCCGTTTCGGGGGCATACTCAGGAGGAGTACCTTCGGCTACATCTGTCTTCCACGTACCAGTGGCAGGTGGTTCACGAGCGTATTCAACATCCGACCAAAACAGACGAATGCTTGTCTCAGATGCAGGGTAGTCAACGACTACGTTATCTTTAATTACAGCTTCCATAATAAAAATTAACTTATAAAGAGTATTGATCTATACCATTACCACTACCCCCGCCAACATACAGGTGGCTGCCGTCAGGGGAGATATACATAGACCACGGAGTGGTTTCTTGCGCAGTTACAGTAAGACTATCGTCAATTGTTGGACCTACCATTGAAACGTCGTAAGCGGTAGTAGCATTCCATTGATAAATCTTGTTGTATACGTTACCCACAATGTAAAAACGTTTACCGTCTGGTTTCATAAACATTCCCAGGCCAGCGCTTTCGTTGAGAGGTGAAGAAGCAATACTAGAGCCAGCGCTAGATGTGGTCGAGCCTAATGTTGAAATGTCCCAAGCGGTTGAAAGATCAATGCGTTTTATAGTATTTGAACCCATGCCCTGAACAAACACCATTGTTCCATCGGGGCTGAAGCTAATTCCCCGAATGTTGCTTTCAAATGTGCTAACGCTTGCTACTCTTGTCCATGAAGCTGTACTCAAATCCCATCCTGTAGACAAGGTGTATTGGTTAATGGTACTGTTCGTAAGGTCTGCAACGTAAAGTCCGGTCCCGTCAGGCTTAAAAAATATGCCAACGGGATTGGGGTTGTTGGTTGAATTTGTATACAATTGATAATCACGGGCTCCATGGGAGCTGATGTCCCAAGCCGTTGGCAAAGTTGTTTCTCTTAGCTGTCTAGATGGATTTACAGTGTAAACTTTTGTGCCGTCAGGCTTAAAAAATATTCCGCGAACATCTCCGCCTGCGTTGACGGTGTCAAACCGAACAAAACTTGCGGTACTAACGTCAGACCAAGAGGCAACGCTACTA